CTAAAGGAGTTGCAAGAACTATTAACGGTGAACGGGTGTTAAGTCTTCCAGATTATGGATATGGAAGCCCAGGAGGTTGCTTAGGGATAAACTGTGGACACTATCTGACACCGTTTGTTGTTGGTGTGAATTACAAGCCAGAATTACCAGAATATTTAGAGAATCTAACTGAAGAACAAGCTAAACAAAATGCTCTTGATAAAGCAAGGTTAAAAGCTTTTGACCGTGAAATAAAAATAAATAAAGATAAGCAAAGATTAGCTAAAGAATTACAAGATAACGAACTACAAGCTAAATTAAAGTTAAGAGAAAAGACTTTAAAGGCTGGTAGAAAGAACCTTATAGAAAAGAATCCAGTTGTTATCAGAAAATACTAATCATTCGTCCTAAGTATGACGTTAAAAGGCTTATTTTTTTATGCCTTGCACGGTGTAATAGTGCTAAAAATTCAGTCTACAGGACGTAAAACGAAAGGAGCTTAAATTTATGAGCTTAAAAAGAGATATGTTAGTCGAAGCAGGAGTAACTGATAAGGATGCAATTGATAAAATCATGCAAGCGTACGGTGCAGGATTAGAGAAAGCGAAGCAACAAGCGAAGTTAGAACAAACTGCTGAGAACGACACATTAAAAGCACAACTTGAATCACAAAAAACTAAACTTGAAGATTTAACTAAAAGTAATGATGCTAATTCAGAGGTTAAACAGGCTTTAGAAAAATTACAAGAAGAATACAACCAATTCAAAGTAGATAGTGATAATAAGTTGGCACAAATTAATAAAACAAATGCTATTGCTTTGGCACTAAAAGATGTTAAGGCACACGATAGCGACGTTCTAATGAAACTTATCGATGTTGATAAGGTTGAGTTAGGAGAAGATGGGAAACCTAAACTTGATGAGGTGGTTAATTCATTGAAAGAAAGCAAACCTTTCTTATTTGAACAAGAACAACAACCAACTACACCTCAAATTACAGTTGGTGGCAATCCTAATGGGAACGGAACAGCAGGTGTTGACCCGTTCCAAGCAGTAATAGATCAATATACGAAATAAAGAAAGGAATTTTAAAATATGACAACAAACAATAATAATTTACCAGTAAGAGTTTATACACCGCAATATACTAAAGTGTTATCTACAATTTTCGGTGTGCAAAAGGCATTTGCAGGAGCGTTAGCACCTATTCAAACGTTAGATGGTGTTCAACATAACACTAAGGCTTTCATGGTTAAAACTAACAATACGCCAGTAGTTGTAGGAACTTACAATGCTGATTCAACAAAAGTATTCGGGGCAGGAACAGGAACAGGAAGCCGTTTTGGTGAATTAAAAGAAGTAATCTACACAGACGCAGAAGTAAACTATGATTACTCACTAGCAATCCATGAGGGGATTGACCGTTACACAGTTAACAACGATTTAAACGCAGCAGTAGCAGACCGTTTAAGATTACACTCAGAAGCACAAACTAGAGCAATTAACAAGAGAATCGGAAAATTCTTATCAACAAATGCAGGAGAAACAAAAGAGCTTGCTAAACTTGATGAAGCTAGTATTCAGAAACTATTTAACCAAGTTAATGTTTACGTGGTTAATACTGAAATCAATGCACCAATTAAATGTTATGTAAGAGCTCAAGTTTATAATGCTATTATTGATATGGCTTCAACAAACAAATCAAAAGGTTCAAATATAAATTTAGATTCTAACGGTTTATTAAAATATAAAAACATTGAATTAATTGTGGTGCCTGAACAATACTTTGAAAATAATGTTGTGGCTATCTTCTCACCAGATGGAATTGTAATTCCATTCATCGGAATTGAAACTGCTAGAACTGTAGAAGCTGAAGACTTTGACGGAGTTAAACTTCAGGCTGCTGCTAAAGGTGGTACATTCGTTCTTGATGATAACAAGAAAGCAATTATTAAAGTAACAAGCACTACACCATTAGCATAATAGGGGGAAATAACTATGGTTAAATACTTAGTAAATGTAGATTTTACAGATAAAGACACTTACGAACAAGTGCCTAAAGGTACAGAACTAGATATCACAGTAAAACGTGCTGAAGAAATTTTAAAATCATTAGGTGAGGGAGCTTTAACTAATCTTGAAGAAGTAAAAGAAGAAGTAAAAGAAGAAGTTAAAGTGGAAGTAACTTCAACACCTGCTCCAGCAGAAGAAAAAAAAGAAACTAAAGAGGTTGAGTAATTCAGCCTCTTTTTAGGAGGTTAAAAAATGAGTTATTTAACTTTAGAAGAATATAAAGAATTAGGTTTTGCAGAGATTGAAGAATTTTCAGAATTAAAACTAAAGGCAGAAATGGCAGTAGACTTATATACTAACTACTTCTATCAAAATAATAATTTAGAAGATGATTTCCCACTACGTAAGAAAGTTGTGAAGCTTGCTATTGCTAATCAAATACGCTACTTAAATGAAACTGGAATACTTACAGCTGAAGATAAACATTCTTTAGGTAGTTTGAGTATTGGAAGAACTACTGTTAATTATGGCAGTAGTGGAAGTAGTCCAGCTAAAATTGAAGCTAGTAAGTATAATTTAGCGTTAGACACTATGAACTTACTTAAAAGCGTAGGGTTCGGATATAGAGGTGTTTGCTATGATAGATAAACGACTTTTAACTGATATTGTAACTGTAAGTTTAGCAGGTGAGAAAGACAAATGGGGGAAGATCACTTTTAAAGAACCGTTTGAAATAAAATTCGTTCGGTTTGATAGAAGTTCTTTAGATAAGACTACAAACACGCAAAGCTTAACAAATATCACAAGGAACAAATCGGGAACCTTATTTATTTATCCTAAATTTAATAATGTTGTTGTTGATGATAGCTGGTTACAAGCTAACATTAAAGATCAACACGGAGAATACAAGGTAATTAGTTTTGAAACTAATTACTTCGGAAATAAAGTATTCTCTTATGAAGTAACGGTGATTTAGATGTCACTAAAAGTATCTTATGATTTATCACCTATGGAGCGAAAATTCGGACCAGGTAATATTAAAAATGCCAGAACAATGGTTGCTAATCAAGTGGTTATTGATAGTGAAAACTATGTGCCAAGTGATGGTAAAGATATTTTAAGAGGAACTGGACACGAAGATAACGGTAGCGCCGTTTGGGGAACAGTATATGCTAGAGCACAATTCTATGGTACAAATGGAATCGTTAGATTCAGAAAATATACAACCCCTGGTACTGGTAGCAAATGGACTGAAAAAGCTTCTAATAGCAAGATGAAAAATTGGGAAGAAGTAGCTAAGAAAGGATTAGGAATAAGATGATTAATAACATTGATTTTCAAGATGTACTTTGTGATTATATTAATTCTTTAAATTTGCCACTTGTAGCTAGATTAGATTATTTCATTGAATCAGACGATTTAGTGGTTAATTTAATAGCAGGTGGTAAGGTAGAGCGGTTATTTATGGATGGAACACAAGAAATAAGTTTACCTTTTGAAATTGCCATAAAATGCATGGACAACCAAAAAGCCAACTCTATCTTGTGGACTATCCACACCGCACTATCTGAGTTTAATTTGCAATTACCTAGTGCGAACAATACTTATCGCTTCTTAGGACTAGAGGTTGGAAAGCCTGCAGTCAACGGACGTGATGAGCAAGATTATTTTATCTATACTTTACGTATAGTATCAAAAATTGAAATTGAAGGAGATTTATTAAATGGCTAGACAAAAAAACGCATTGAGAAAACATTTTGTAGCACCTTTTGATAAGGCGAACGCTACAACAGCACCAACAAAAGAACAGTACAAACTGTTAGCTAAATACATTAAAACAGTAAATGATGAAACAGATGAAGATACAGACGACGTAGCATGGTACGACGGGGACGGTACACCAGAAGAAACTGTAAAATCAGTTAAAGCTGGATTCTCATTTGAGGGGAACTTCGATGTAGAAGATGAAGCACAGAAACTAATCGCTGACCTTAGATATAAGGTTGGAGATGATAGAAAAGTATGGTTCAAGGTTGTATCTTCAGACGGTAAGACAGCGTGGGAAGCAGTAGCAATCGTATCTAAGATTAAAGCTGGAGACGGTGACGCAAGTGACTTTGAAAACTTTGAATGTACGATTAAGTGGGTATCATTGCCAAAACAAACAGCAGTAGCATAATTTAGGAGGTTAAATAAGCATGGTAGTAATTAAGAAATTTGAGAATATAATTCCAATTGATTTTGGAGAGTTTGAATTAAAATTTGTAACTAGTGATGAGAATGTTATTAAACTAGCAAATGTTGAAGAAAAAGCAGGTGTAGTTAAAGAAAAGATTGGAGAACTAAAAGGAACAACAGAAGATATTAAATTAATCTATGATTTAGCTAAAGAATTATGGGTTGAATTATTCGATGAAGAAACTTTTGAGAAAGTTTATAATCTTTATAACAAATCATGTATGCCAACATTACTAGCAGTATTTCAAACGCTATTTGGGTTAACTCAAGAATTAGGTAGCAGTTATTCTCCAGATAAGCTGATTAAGTATCTAAATATCGACCATGCTTAATTTAGCTT